GTGATCTGTTTACTTTTGATAAAGGTGAATCTACATTAGCAGAAGTTCTGTAGCTAGATTCTAAAAGATCTGAAGCCATGTTTACAAAATTATTTACTGAATCATTTTGTGAGTGAGAAGCAGCTGTTGTATTATCAATTCCTCTATCTGTAACCGCTGATAAAATTAAATTATTACCTGAGATAGAACTATACTGCATTATTTCATTATTAATTTTTATTTTACCAGAAGCAGGCATCTGGGCCACAGAAGCAACTGGAATAGTTAAAGCAGTGGCATTTATTGCAGAAGTTAAAGTAGTTGTAATTCCATTTGATGTGCCATCGCTTGGTGATCTATAAATTACATATTCGTTTTGACCACTAACTAAACTAAAAGCGTGTTCTCTAACTTGCCAAAAATGGATACCTCTATTGTCCCATTCTTGAAGCATTATGTTTAATGATCTTCTAGCTGAACGCAGGTCATTACCTGAGTAATCAAAGAAACCTAATCTTTCAAAAGCTTCAGTTATAATATCGTCGATCGAGAATGTTTTCTCGAATGTAGTTGTGCCTGAAAAAGCCAAGGTGCCTCCTACGAGTTACTTCCGCCGCTATGAAAAACAGTTATAGCTGTAATCTGTTCAGTAGTAAATCCAGAGTAAACATCTGTTTTAAATAAAATTGGTACAGGGAAATTAACTGTCATATCATGAATATGAGCACCCTTATTTAATTTTACTTTTGATGTTCCACTTGCTCCACCATCTTTAAGCTCTAAAACTCCAGCTGCGTTAGGACCAGATATATGAACTCCATATACTCTAGTTCTTCCAGTCTGAACAGTTTTAGTTTCAGTAGTTACGTTAGTTGCAACTCCATCAATTGCTGATCCGAATGTTGACATAATTTTTCTCCTTAAAATTTATATGTGGGGCCGAAGCCCCACACTAATTATTTATTACGTATCGCTAAATGGTGTAACAATAGTTCCTGATCCTAAGATCAAAGTATTGTGTACCAAGTATTGAGCAGTTTCTAACGCTGTAACTTGGATTACAGATCCAACGATCCCACCTGTAGTTGTTCCATTCATAGAAAGAACATCATTAGATGCGCCAGGGAAGAAAGCTTTTTTAGCTCCATCATCCACTGCAATCATAGCTGCACCTGTGAACTTATCAGTTCCGTCAGTTACGATTTGAACATCAGTTGCAGTTAAGTCTACATAAAAGTAAAAACTTGCACCAATGTTATTTAGATTGTTGTAGTCTGTAGCACCTGCTGTAGCTCCGTTAGCATTTGCATTGATTGATGGTAAAGTAAAAATACCATCTGCGTCTTGAGTTAAAAGGATTCTTCCTGCGTGATCATTTACAGTTAATGAAGTATTAGCTGTTAATGCAACAGTTGATCCTGGTCCAGTACCTATAAAGCCATTTTTAGAAATGACCGGTCCTGAAAAGGTTGTGTTAGCCATGATTGTTCTCCTAGTTAATTCTACATAGTCTCTAGGCCGTCGACTATACTGCGTCTATGCAGAAAATTAATATATGTATAGTGTATTTTTTATACACTACTTTTTAGTAGAGTGCAAGAGAGCCTGTAGTGTGGAGTGGATTTTTTCCAACGATGTAGCTTTTTATTAAGTAGCTACTGAAACTGTAGGAGCGACTGCCTCAACTTTATTCTGCAGATGTGCTTGTTTAGCTTCTGCTTTTTTAATATGCTGAACGATCTTTTTTACTTCGTCGTCGATCCTCACCATATCAAGAGTATATCTACCCTCGTTAAGATGCTCTTGCTCCCATTTGAGATCCAGCGACTTTTTCTTGTTGTAAAGTTCCTGGATGTGTGGTTGCATCGTCATTTATAACCTCCTCATAGGTTATTCTATATTTGTCAGAGGCATATACATTATCTCCGACATATTCCCATTTTATAACATTTTCTCCTAGTTTGTCAACTATGGCCTGTTCAAGGGAAATAGGATCATCGTTAGATGATACTTCAAATTTTGCGTAATGATCGTAAGCGAATATTGTAATTGTAAATTTTTTCATGGAATTGCTATCTTACTTTCTAAATGAGGCGGAACTATGTCCGCCTCAAATATTTTAATTAGTGATTAAACACCTTCAACACCGAAGATACCTCTATAGTCAGAAACTCCAAAAGAGTATCTTTCTCTAGCTTTGTATCTTACGTTACCAGTATCAAAGTCACCTTCCATAGCCGTTTTAATTGGGCTTCTGTCAAAGTACTTCATACCATTTGGCACGTCAGTAATGATGTAGAACGCATCTGGGTCAGTTAAGAAATTGTTCACTCTGTAACCTTGAGGAACCATTCCCATTGACGCAATAGCGTTAATGTCATTATCTGCAGTTCCAGTTCTACCTTGAGACTTCATAAGTCTTTCAGCGTTAAACTGGTTTTCACTAGGTACAATCATTTTAACACCTCTTGCAGCAATTTTCAGACCTCTTTCGTCTGTCATTGCAGCAATGTCGATTAAAGATTGCTCTAGTGATGTTTCATTTAAGTCAGCTTGTACTGCTAAAGTATTAGCTACTGTCCCTGCAATTGTAGGGTGAGATGTGTTAAATAAACTAACACCGTCACCTGAATTGAAGTTATTGTTAGTTGGTAAACCTTGAATTAAAGGTACCACTGACTTAACTTGTTTAGTGTTCGCCATAGATCTAGCAAGTGCTTTAGTATATCTAGACGCAAGTCTGTCATACAGATTATCCTCGATCGCTTCTTCAGTGATCGCGAATGCAAGTGCAACAGTCTCGTGAGTGTATCTAGCTGTAAAAGTTTCTTGTGCATTGTCGAAACTTACGCCAGAACCCTCAGGTTTAACTGAAGCATTTGCGAAACCTGATAACATAACTTCTTCTTCAAACGCTCTGTCTGAAGATTCAGTCGTGTAGATTTCAGCATGCTGATTCTCATAACGTTTATATTCCAGGCCGAATAAAGCATTCAAACCTGGCTCTAGTTCTTTAACTAGTTGTCCTCGTGATATCGCCATAGTTGTTCTCCTTTATTAGATACCTGTTGTTACTTTAAGATTGTGTTCGTTAATCATAACAATAAAGTTTACGTTAGCAGAAGCTAAGTCATTATTGTCAGGATTTTTAGAAACACCTAAGACTCTAAGCTGAGCAGCTGTTGAAACTAATGTAGAATCATTAAGCTCTGCTCTTGAGACGTAGTTTGCTGAATCACCCGCAGTTAATTCAATATCCGCATTCATAAAAACATCAGTCTGCGCTGAAGCAGCTGTGTTGTTAGATTGGATTTCGAATCTTTCATAAGGGTCATCAGATACAAATGCAACTATATCAGAAGCGTTAACTTGTGAATAGTGGTTTGCAAATGTAGGTTTGCTTGTAGTTGGATCAGTATAGAATACACCATTTAATGAACCTAAGATATTTCCACCAGCTGCACCTTGATCTATTGTTCCAGCCGCAGTTGCTTTAACTGGGTCTTGAAAATAAATCGTAGTAGTGTCGTTAGCGGCAATACTGTATTCACTTAAACCTTGGTTATCTCTATTTTGTCCAACTTTACCAATTGCTCTCAAACCGAAAGCGCTGTCTTGGTTTGCCATAGTAGTTGTCCTCCTTAGACATTGTTAGTTTAAGTGTATTTCTTGTTGGGTAGGAATTACTAAATAATTAGCTTTTCTTTGAACCACCAAAAGTTACACGAGTTTGTCTATCAATATTGATAGGCATACTTGGGTGCTGTTCCTTCATAAGATCGTTATCTACTGCCTCAACGTTGTCTTGAGCTTGTTTTCTATAATACTCAGCACGTTGTTTTGCGATCTCTTCCGGTACCCTTGCTAGCACAAGGCCACCAACTCCGATCACTCCCTTATATTTGCCATCATCTACAATTGGAAAGTCTGAGTCTGGATATTCATCAGCTCTTACAAGCTCGTATCCTGATCTTATTCTTCCAGAAACATTCTTAGTGTCTTGGAATCCTAAAGATTCAACTCTTATCCATCTATGTAAAAATCCTGTTGGCGCAGGGGGTGCATCTAAACTTGATGGTGGAGTCCAAACTTTTTTATGAGCTGTTTTTTCTCTAGTTTGACTCGCACGCGAGGTTCTTTTATCGTTATTATTTTCCATATGCTTATACCTCCTTCGTGATATTTAATTGTTTCGCATACTCTTCGAGTGGCACACCTAATTTTTTAGCAATTGCTACCTGTGATGGTGTGAGCCTCACAGTTTTGCGACCAGATTTAGTACTTCTTTTTGCAGATGCAACTGTCTGTACCGGCTTAGCCGTTTCCGTAGGTTCTATTGTAGCGAATTTCTGCGGAAATTCAAGTCTTATTCTTCTATCTATTTCAGAATAATATTCTTCGCTACTTGGATCAAAACCTTCCTGTTCTGTTAATTTTTTATGAAGATCAAAAGCAGTATAAGTCATAGCTGAATCTTGGCCAAACCATGAATTTTTTTGGGCCCATGCTTCAGCTTTTGGATCAGGTGTACCAGTAGCTACTTCTTGTCTTTGTTGTAAATTAACTTGAGGTTGTTGAACTTCTGTTTCTTTTCTTTTTGCATATAGCTCTTGTTCAGCTTTTGCTTCAACAAATCTAGCTTGTTTATATGCATATTCAGAAATTAAAGATTGAGCTTCTACTTCAGCATTGATATCTCCAGCTTCTCTTGCTGCAGCTAGTTTTGCTTTTGCAGATTCTAAACCAGATTTAATACTATCTTCTGTAGTTTTTAATAAACTTGGTTCCATCTTAGAAAGTTTTTGCTCTGCTTTTTGTTTCTCAGTTAAAACTGATTTAGCATAAGTTAAAGCTTCATCTTTCTGACGTTCTGCTTCTCTCCATTTTTTAGTCAGCTTAGCTATTCTTTTTTGAACACTATCTGAATAATCTTGAAGTTCATCTTTTTTTGGTTCTTCTGTTTTTTCTTCAGAAACATTTTCTTCAGTTTTAGTTTCTACTTCAGAAGTTGTTTCTTCTTCAACAGCTCTTACTGTTGGTTCTTCTTTTACTTCAGGTTGTTCAATTTCAGCTGAGTCTTTTTCTTCAACTATATCGACGTCCATTGCTGGCCCTGATGTATCGATATCGACTTTATTATTATCTAAGTCTGGCATAGTTTCCTCCTAGTGTTACTATGATTAATATTGATGAAGTATATCTTCGGGTTTATCGATGGTTGCTAAAACTTCATCATCATTTAGCAATCTTACTTCCCCACCATCTATCTGTATTCTTGATCCAGCGTATCTTGCAAAAATTACCCAGTCACCTTTTTTACACCAGGCTCCTTCAGGAAATTTTTCTTTGTCATAACAATGTGGTCCCATTGCTAAAACTAAACCACAAGTAGAACCTACTTGTTGTCTTTCTAAAGTATCTTGTCCTAAATATAATCCACCTTTAGTTTTTTCAGGCATCTTAAATGGCAGAACTAATATTCTCCATCCAGTAGGTGCAGGTAATTTACTTGATTCTTTTTTCTTTAGACGTTCATAACCGTCTACTTCTTTTTTATGGTCTTCGTCGTATTTATCTAATAATGCAGATTTAACTTTTGGGGCTTCCGAAGTCGACGACGTTTTCTGGTCTTTCAGTATCATTTTTTTTCTCCTTCTTAGGGTTTAGCAGGGCTGATATCTCCTGTGATATTCTTAAATAGGCGTGTGCCTGTCCCATCATATACTTGTATTTTTCCATATTGTCAATACCACCACCAATCATGTTATCACCAATACTTACATAAGACTCTTTTAAGAATTTTTGTAGTTTATTTAATATTATTAATTCTTCGTTTTGCATGTTTCTTTCTCCTTTTATTTAATAAATTAACTCTAGACTGCCAACACCATTCTGTCATTTTAATAACATACGTCTCAACAAATGCAATAGCATCATCAAGTTTAGAAAAACAGTTATAAATAAATCGATCTAGCACTTCCACCTTCTTCTAGCCTGACGTAGTCTAGAATTAGGATCTTTTGCAGCCTTAGGAAATTTTTTCATTTGTCCTGCACTTCTTGCGCAGTATGATTTTCGCCTGTTAGCGGCAGCGGACCCTTTTTTAACTTTACCAGTCACAGCTGTTTTTAATTTAGAACCTGGGTTTTCTCTTCGGTATCTAGCAACACCTGCTTTAGTCATACCTGCACCAGATTCAGTTTTTCTAAAATATTTTTTAGTTTTAGGTGGTTGTTTATCTTGTCTTCTCATTAAATTTTTTGCATCCTTGGATCTGTTGATAAAATAT